TCTACCAGATGTATTTGTAAGGACGTCAACTTATCGTCAAAATAATGTTGACCCATTTATAAAGACAAAAAATCTATTTCGTAGAGTTAAAGTAAGAGAAGATATAGAAGGTCTTGTTACTGGATTTACTCAATATACCATAATAAATAACGAAAGACCTGATAACGTAAGTGAGAAGTTTTATAGCGACCCTCAATATGATTGGGTTGTATTGATGACAAACAATATTACTAACATATATGATGAATGGCCTATGACAGAGGACGAATTATACAATTATTGTGTTTCTACATATTCCAGTCCAGAGGATATTCACCATTATGAAACTTTTGAAGTTAAAGACACTAAAGGTAATACCGTATTAAGAGCGGGACTAACAATACCTCCTAATTTTACATATAGACGTCCTGATGGCACAACGGTTGCAACTGATGACTTAGTCCATCCAGTTACTAACTATGAATTTGAAGCTGCTAAAAATGACTTTAAACGTAATATCTACATTTTACGCAAACCATATCTAACTACATTCTTAGAAGAATTCCAGACACTTGTCGAATATGAAGATTCTAGAGAAGTTGATAGTAATACAGGTGTTAAGAAGACTTCAGATGCAATCAAAGAAAACTTCATTCCTGTTAAACCTACATATTCCACAAATATCGGTCAAACCTCATCTGTTGACTTTGCAGTGCAACAAGACTTTGGAAATATTACAGTTGATACCTCAGGTGCAACTATTGAGGAAGGACAGCAACTTGCTGACGGTAGCACAACGGTAACAACCACTGAAAGCAGTACATCAACAAACGCTGCTTCCAGTAATACAGCGATTACAGAAACAGCGTCTAATACTACAGATTCTTCGTCTTCTTCATCTTCCAGTAGCAGTAGCAGTGGAAGTAGCGGAAGTAGTGGGTCTAGTCAGGGCGGTTATGGCGGTTATTAAGTTTTCTTGGTAAGTAAAATATACAATAAGATAACACCCAGAATGCAATCACAAAAAGCAAGTGCATTAATCTGTAGGAGTTTACTATTAATCCTAGTGTTACGAGAGCTATCCAAGTGTAATCTAGAGTGCCATGAAGACGATACCACCGATTCTCACCAAGTTTCTTAATTACCTTCTTTCTTAGATTATCAAAGAAAGGAGATACATGCCTCATCATAACAAAACCCTCATTTAAGACCATGAGGGTGAATCCAATCCAGAAAATCATATTCCGTTCCAGAAGTTATCTGTTGGTGTTGCCATATTCCTTGATATAACATATAAACCTACATTACATAAAAACCAGTAAATGTTGGTTATCCATGCTTGTCTCCAACAATATTTTCTATTGCTTTGGACTATATACATGTTTCTCTCATTCATTGATGTGTCAGGAGATAAAGGTCTGACTTTAAGATATTGCTCTAGTAGTAATGAAATGACAAAACCTACTGCAAAGATGTAAAACAACAGGTTAAGGAATCCTGCTGCTGTGAATAAGAATGGTAGCATTAGTATCTATCGGGAATTTTACCGTAGTCTGGTTTATGGTCTTTAAACTTATCATGATTACCGTCCCCAGGCATCTTGCCATAAGCAACATATTGTATTGCTTGCATTGACCCTTCTAGACGTTTTAGGTCATTTTCGTTTTTAACATACTCTTCATACCAACCTTTTATTTCATCTTGTCTGGCAGTGAGTTGCATTGTGCGTTTTGTAAAACGCTGAATTAGTTGCTCGTAGTTTTCTACAGGTTTAGTCACGTTGTCTCCAATCATCAGGTTTTTTGCGGTTAAACCAGTCACCGATATCATCGGCACTGTCGAACCCTGTCCTCTGGTCAGATGGGTCGGGTTCGCCTAATCCCATCTTATTCAGAAAATCATCTGTGCTACCATCCCTTATATCAGGATTTGCTGCTTTCTGACGTGCTTGTCTCATCCACGTTGCAGCAGTAGTATGTTTCTGTGCTAATTTTTGTGCCCATATCATCTCTGTCAAATCTACTTCTTTTCCTTGAGCAATAAGTTTGCAGACTTTTTCAAGTCGCAAGCGATATTGGGTTGATAGCATTTTAACTCTATTTTAGTTTTGCATTCAATTCACTAACTTTCTCGAATTCTGCTTTTGCAGCATCTGAGCGAGTTTGTAGAATATCATGTATATCAGCAAGAATGACTTCATTCTCGACATACTCGTCAAAGTATTTATCGAGCGATTCTTTGAGATAGCGGTATCTATGCCATTCTGGTGAATACGGTTTGTAGTGTGTCATGATAATTTTATGAAAAACCCTACAGGGCAATTTTTACCCCGAGTTTTTTTTCGACCTTTTTTTAAACTAAAAGTCAAATAATATATGGGTCTAGTGCCTACAATCGTAGGGGACTTTCTTTATAGTAGTGCGGACGTTGTAGTGTCCACTTATCCAATGCCCATCATACCAGTAGCCTGGTATCCATATCTTTTCTTTGAAAAGTTTTTCTTTCCAACATCTATGAGGTTTTCCGTAGTAGGGACCTCGATGGTGATGATGATGGTCGTCGAAGTGATGCACTTCATAATGATAATGGTTGCCATACTCGACAAATGGCTCCCAGAATTCCTTCCAAGTAAGTGCCTCTGCTGCGGGTGCAACAGTTAGAGATGCGAGTAGAGCAACCAGTATTTTCATTAGTCGTTTTCAGCTAGTGATGCAAAGTAATCAAGGTCAGGACTTGTTGGAGTCTGACTTAACTCTTTAACTTTATCACCAAATCCACTCGGTGTGGGAGTTTGTGTGACAGTTTCTTCAGCGTACACTGCTTCATTTTCTTCTCCATCAAATGAGCGGACAGTAGCACGAGCAGACTTATTCAACACAGTGTTGAGTCTCTCCTCTAGTTGCTCATATGATTTAAAGTTGGCAGGGTCAGTAAACTCTTTGAGAGAGTGTTGTGACTTCCAAATTTCCTCCAACTTAGCGTCCTCAAAACCTCCAAGTGTGGACACAGGTGCAAAATCAGACTTATCATAATTCCAATACCCACCGATTGTTTGTATCTTGATACGGAAGTCCGCACCTTTCCACATATCAAATGGGTTGATAGGTTCTTCATCCTCGAATTGAGGTTGCATAGAACTCACAATCTTATCGTGTATCTTCTTGCCATACTTGTATAGGAAGACCTTTCCTTCATTATCTGGGTTGAGTTGGTCTTTAATGACATAGATGTTGCTGTAGTAGGAGAGTTTCCTCTTCTGTTTACGAGCAGTCTCTTTGTCTTGGTCAAGACCAGAATTCCAAAGAGTGCGATTCAACTCACCAACAGGGTCTTTTTGTCCCAATGTTGTAAGTGAATTCTCAATATACCAACCGCCTGCACCTTGGAATGCGTGACTCCAAACTTGTGCCCATGGTAGGTCTTCACCATCTGGCTCAGGAAGGAATCGGACTACTGCGTAACCGTTTCCAGACTTATCGACCCCAGGTTTCCAGAGTCTCTCATCAGGTCCTGCGCCCTGAGGTTTAGACATCTTCTCAATCTGTTTGGTAAGCTTGTCAAAACTTCCAGACTTTTTCTTAAGCGATGCGAATGACATTTGTATTTCTCCGTTGTGGTTTTTGTTTTGTTGTATTTGCCACCGTATTATGATGACATATTATTTAGGAGTTGTCAACCCCTTGTTTCGAGGTGTTATATATGATTATCTTCTCTCCATCATGAGTAAACAACAATTCATCGTCTGCATCCCATAGCAACTCCTCGAATAGGTCATTGAGTTTCTCAGCGTCTTCGTATAGTTGATTAGGATTCGGCATCTTTTAATTCTTTTCTCCAAGCTCTGAGTTTATCTTCCATCTGTTGTAGTATCAGCATGAGATTTAGTCCTCCCGAATACTGTGCAGATAAAGTATCTATCTTTTCTTTAACAAAACTTGCTTCCTCATCGTTATCATCTCCTGATATATTATGTGAAGCAAGAGCAAGACGTGAGTAAAATACTTTTTGTTTTGCAATCAACTCGAGTGTCTTTTCTATGTGCTCTAGTCTCTCCTTAGGAGAAAATTCAGCAAGTCCTGCTGATATTTTTAGTAGTTGTGTATATGTCTCCTGTATGTCAGTTAATTCTTGCTGCACTACATCGGATTCAAAGAAACTTTCGTCGGAATTCATAGGTTTAAAACTGCTTTACTTGTACGTTTAATATAATTTAATCTTGCTGCATCCCATTGTATTTTATCTTTGAGTGGTTTAGATATCAACTTCTTAACTGTAGTGACATCTATCTCTAACTCTTCACATATGGATGTAACTGCTTCAATGTAATTGATGAGACCACTGCTATCTTTAACACGATTCTCAACAAGAGCGGTAAACTTACCCTGAGTCATAAATTTTTCTTCAATTTCTTTCATGATGATAATCCCTCAGTGTAATACCTGTAATCTTTTATCCAATCAATGAGGGTATTGATGTAAGGGACTTTGTCATACTTCTCAACCACCTGTGTCTGTCCATCTTCTGCAACAGATATAGTGACAAGTTTATCAACCTCTATACCAGTTAACTCCCAATACATGTAAGCATATGCTGCTTCTTGCACGAAGTATTTCTCTAGGTATTTCTCTTTCTTTAATGTGCCAGTAGTTTTAAAGTCAATGATTGCTAACTCGTTATCAAACTCAGCAATGCAATCAACGCGACCAGCCAGATAGAGATTGCGAGAATAAAGAGGGGTTTCAAGAGCATGAATATTAGAAATACGATTAAGAACCTCACGACTAGCCCCAAAAAGGTACTTGGCAAGACCCTTGCTCTCCTTAACTTTCTCAGATTCATTTCTTAAATAGTATTCAACAATAGAATGATATTTAGTGCCTCGCCATGCAGCAGCACGTCTTATCTTCTCCGCTTCAGTATAACCGATTCGATTCTCCCAGTCAAGTATCCCTTGCTTGGATTGATGACCTACTACAGTTGTCACACTAGGTACCCAAACGTCATCTAGTTTATAGAAACGTCCATGATTTAGAGTTTTACTTTCTAATTCCTCTAACTCAGGAGGATTGCCCACATAATTAAACATTAACTAAATCCCATATTAATTTTACTGATAAGGTATTCCTTAACGAGACCAGACCTAACGATATCATCGATACCAAACTCAGTGCATGTGAATGAAGGCATTGTCTGTAGAATTTTGAGGAAGTCTAAGACTCCATTCTTCTCATTACTCTTTGCTAAATCAGATTGTGCGTAGTCTCCTGAGAATATAATTCTAGAATTCTGACCCACTCTTGTTATTATACTATCTAACTCATGAAAATTCAAGTTACTAAACTCATCCACTATAATAATACAGTTGTCTAATGTAGTACCACGTATGAATGATGTAGACCAGAATGAAATAGTCTCTTGGTTTCTTAGGTTGGCATAGAGTGATTCAAATGCATTGTCATCAGGCATTTCAAACATAAACTTTACCATGTTTTTATATGGTATCTGATATAAGTTTGACTTATCCTCATGGTCACCTGGGAGGAAACCAATCTCTCTCGTAGGCACAAGAGACCTGACCATATAAACTTTTTCATATGGTGAGGAAGGTTCTAATACCTGTTGGATTGCTAGGTATAAACTGATAAAAGTTTTACCTGTACCTGCTGCACCATGTAGGACAAGGTTTTGTCCTTTATCATATGCATCAAAGACTAACTCCTGATTAGGTGTTAGTGGCTCAATTACTTTAAGGTGCTCAAGGTTAATAGGTTTTCTTCTCTTCATCTGCTTAACAGAATATTGGGAGAATGCTCCGTTACCGTTACCGTTTTTCTTTTTAGCGGGCATAATTTAGGTATAGCGACTCAAGTTCGCTCGTGGATGGTCTGATTGAATCTTCTGCATTACTTCTTTGAATCCATCAGATTGTTTAGGGTCACCGTAGGCAACACCACCAGTCCCTGCAGACCAGTCTTTATCCCAATCAGGATTCTCTTTCCTCCACTCATCATACTTTTTCATAGACAGGTTGAGCTCTTGTTTCTCTCCTGTTTTAGTATTTATTACGGGATATGTAGGCATTTCTAAAGTCCTCTACTGTGTTTGCCATTTGTCGGTAACCTGTACCAACATAGATTTGTCCTGCTACAAC